AGTTTGTGTCCTTATTTATCGCCATAGAAAGCAGTGTACCATGGGGAGGGTTCTGCTTGACCTCTCTTTTCAGGAAGGTCGGTACTACCTATATACTTACCTAACAAATACCTAATTGCTAGGTTTGATGATAAAGGTATTAAGCTAGCTTCACGCCTTGCATCACCTTGGGTCCTGTCGCCTTTGTATATGTGTTGCCCTGACTTGATAACATCCCCAAAATAACCCGCAATCGGCCCAGGCCATTGATTGACATACTTTGTTCTTTCGGTTTGTAAACCAGGGGCAAAAACCCCACCGGTGGTTGTGTTTACATCTTGCAAGTAACTGGCAAACGGTCCCATTATTCCTGAATAATCCATGCCCTTGTAAACCCTATCAAACCACGAATCATCATCTGAGTAAGGCTCTTTTCCATTCACCACCCTGAGTAATGGGTCAGCCATCATGCTAAGTCCAACCGTTGAAACTAAACCTAACATCATCTCTGCCGTAGGTCTCTGCATCATGGGTATTGTGTAGTGATTAAGGGCTCCGTACGCCCAGCCATGAAACATAAATACCATGCCGGGGATTGGGTTATTTGTCCAGTATGGGCTGGTAAAAATATTTCCGTTTACAACCGTATCTTGAACGGCGCGACGAATAGACATAGCCATTTTATTTGATGCACCAGCGTCTTCCCATGCCCAGTAAGCAGATTGATATCCTCTATCTTGCTTCCAGCCTTCGGACCTCTCAAAGTTTTTAACAAAGCTCATTGAGTCATTACGCACATCAAGACCGTAATGAAGCATTTTACCATTTTGCTCTTTAGTTAAAGTGCCTTCTTGGTGTGCAAACATGGCCTGCATAACTTCTGACTGATAAGTTGAAGCCATTACTCGCTCGTTAAGGTTGGCCATGGCGTTTATTCCGTAAAGGTTTCCTGAAAGATGCGCCGCCCCCTCTGCAAGTGCTTGCATTTTATCCGTAGCCCCGCCAACCGAAACATAGGATGTGGTGTCGCTATCTACCAACTTGGCAGCATAGCCATTTCTTACGTGATTAATTCCAAGATGTGCGTTTCCTGCGTTATTTAAGAAAGCCTCACTCTCTCGGCCTTCAGTATTTCCACCAAGGGTTTTGATAAGTGGTTTTAGACCGTCCGAAAAAAAAGGCATAATACTGGACTTCATAAGAATTGAACCAAGCTCCGCTATTTGGTACACAGGAACCGCGCCTAGCTTGGCAGACGCAACCAAATTCTTCATGGCCTGGACTTTCTTTTGCCATTTGGGGTTATGCTTGGCGTACGTTCCCATGTAAATATTGTACGTGTCTTTCATAAAATCTTTTGCGTCTTGGAATTCTTTGGCAACCCTGGTTCTTTCTTTATTACCCTCTTTAGTACCCTCTTCATACTTGAACGAGCGAAGCCTTTCCTTGTGCTCCTTTTCGAGCTCAACAAGAATTCCTGTTTTGCCAATATCGCTCTTGTCTGGAAGTGCGATTCCGCTGGCAAATTCCGGGAAGGCACGTTTAAACCCAATAATCCTGCCCATAGATGCGGCGTAAGCTGATACAGACTTCGTTACATCAGGGTCTAAAAAGTTTGTTTTGTTGTATGCCTCGGAACTCACTAAGTGAGAGCGGCTTTTAAGGTGGCTCGGACTGGCGTTCATTGAGGCGTCAATATGGCCAAACACTCCCATAATTAAATCTTCTGGCGTGTTATTGGTTATTGAATTAAACACCTGGCCTGCCGTTTCTGACATATGTTCCAAACTGGAAAACGGCGCACGCAGCTTAGGTCTAACCTTAGGGTCGTGTAGCGCAAAGTCTTCAAACCCTTCGTTCTTAACAAACTTTTTATCAATTCGCCCTTCATAAAAGCCATCTTTTATGGCATTGTTTGCGTCGAGCAATTCATCTTCGGCGTTCAAAAGCGCTGATTCAGACTTCTTTAAAGCCATAGAATCTGCTTTGCTTTTTGTTTTTAACAACTCAACTTCAGCTTCTTGCTTGGAGACTTTAGCTTCATAAAAAACTTCGCTTGTTTTGTCTTTTGACTTAGATGAAGCCTTTTTAGTTTTTAATAGCTCTTTATTTGCCTTGTTAAGCGCACCAACTGAAGACTCACTTTTAGGCGTAAGTTTTTTAACCTTAGTTTTTTCTTTGCTAATTTTAGCTTCAGCAGAAGTGACGGGTTTAAGTATAGTTTCAAGCTGCGCAGCTTCAGCAGAATCAAACATCACCCTACTTTCCAAAAGAATATGATGGTCGCTATTATTTCTAAGCTCTTTTACCTGGTCATCAAGTTGTCTTTTTAACAGTTGTCTAGCTTCTTTTAGTTGGTTGCCCGTGACTTTATACAGGCTTGATTTTTTATCAATTGCCCCTGCTGCGGCAAGCCGGTCTTGAAGGGTTTTAATTCTGGCGTCTGTGTCTGTTACGGGCTGAGTAAGTGCACGCATCGTTTCATCTTGCTTTTTGTATTCGCCAACCGTTATATCCATCCACTTCTGAGGATTGTTAACCATCTCTGGAATATTATAATTTTGTGGCAAATACTTCCAAGCGGTTAATGGGTCAAGGAACGTGCCCTCTTTGCCCATGGCGGTAAACACATCCTCACCCATGCCTTTAAAGAATTTATGGATAGTTTCCGCCGCTTCGTGCGCTTCAGGATGTTTTGATTCGTAGCCCTTGGTATTTAATATACTTCTTATTTCCTGACCAAACCCTTCTTCACTTATTGTTCGGTTTTCTGTAACTGCTTGCTGAAAGTTTTTAAATGCTTTTCCAGTCTCAGTAGAGCCAGCAATTCCATTGGCTTTGTAAAATAAACCACGAACTTCTCCAGCAACGTCGCGCGCGTAATCCCTGTAATAGGTAGCGTATTCATGCGCGGTAAAGTTTCTAGCTTCACCGTCGATTGTTCTTTGAGTAATGCTCCCGGTAAATGCAGTTCTATTAAAAAATGATTGAACAGCTTTATAGGGAGAGCGGGCAGCTTGCATTACTGGAGTCCCAAGGTAATCATTACCCAGCACTCGCGTAAGCGCTGCGCCTAAAAACTTTTTACCAAATGCGCCTGAGTTAGCTGACAATTCCTCAATGTAGCCATTTGCAGCGCCAATATACATGGCGTTCTTCCCCTGACTAAGAGATACATCCATTCTCTCGCCTTCAGTCATCGTTAAACTTTCCATGGAGGCTGTAAGCCCTTCAGGTATCGAGGCCTCCATATCCTTAACAATAACGCCATCTTTTACCACTGGATTAATAACAACGCCATCCGCTGCAAAGTTAAACGCTCGACGAGTTTTCCACAATGTCCCTGCTCTTTTGGCGTGACCAAGAGCGCTCCCCGCACCAATCAAAGCTGTGCCAAAAACAAAATCCCTAAGCGAGTCTGTTGCTGCGTCCTGAACATTGCCTCCGGCTTTTCTTGCCTGAAGCATTGTGTTCCTAGCGACGGAATCCATGGCCATACCAGGGGAGATTTTAGCCATATTCATAAGTACATTTTGGCTGAGCTTTGCGTACTTTGCTCCAGCGGCCATAGGTATTACGTACGTTAATGGGTCAGTCAGAATTCCCAAGCCCCCACCTAACAAAGTTGTAAAAAGGGAACCGTTAGAAAATTTAACATCTTCAGCCATTTGTTCACGTACGCGTTGTTGGCGTGCTGTTACATCGTTTGGAGATACTGCGCTCGTAAGAAAGGGCCAGTACTTGCTGTCAAAGCCCTCTACCACTTCAGGGCTCATGGCTGTAAAACCTTCTGGGACTGGGTCATGCGTAGGGTTTTTTTTCATAAACTCGTTGTACGCATACTGCCCCGCCATTAAGCCAATATTCATTTCATTTAGATTATGACCTATTGTTTCAACAAACCCTGGTTTCTCTTGGTACGGTCGCAAGGTGGATATTTGTGGCGTGCCCTTATCCGACACAAGTAAATCACCAAGAACATCCCTATCAAAAGCCTCATTTGGGATATTGTCTTTTTTCAAAGGCGATTGCGGGTTACTTGGGGTCGTGTACTGAGCGTCACTTCCAGTCTCAGGCATTGATATTGGTAAGTTTGGCAGTGTAGGTTGGCTTGTAATTACATCATCCATCAAGTCTTGAGAGGCCTCTTGAGCGGAGTCAACTGCTTTATCAACTGGTGTCGCTTGGTTCATATCAATACTAGGTATTGTTGTAGGCTCCTGGCTCCCTTCGTTTGCATCTTCCGTTAGCGCGTTTTCTTGTGGCGCTTCAGGCTCTTGTGCCTCAGGCTGTCGCACTTCAAGCTGCTCATCTTTATTTGCAAAATCTAATGGAGGTACAGGGTCTTCTTCTGGAAGATTCTCACTGGGAACAACTACTTCACCACTGTTGTTATCATCGGGCAGTACGTTAGTTTCGCTTATATTTTGGTCGGCACTAGGTGTAGCAGATGGGGCAAAAACGTCATCATCTTCTTGCGCTGAATTGGCGTCAGCACTTGGGGTCGCTGTTCTTTTTTCATCTTCTGCGGGTGTAGCTGTGCGTGTATCTTCTGGCAGTTTTTTACCCCAGGACTCAGACCGCCTAACACGGTCCTCAAGGTTTTTATTGGTTTCGCCAGACTTTGTGGCATTCGCTGAAGACAAGTCTTTTTCAAATTTGTATTGAAATATTTGGGTAGCTTCTGCAATAGAATTAGCTTTTTGTAAACTAGCTTTAACTTTTTTAAATTCAGGAACGGTGTTTAATTCGTGAAGAATAAAATCCACTTGGTTGTCGAGGTCATCCCAGTCTTTTCCAGTACCTTTGGAAAATTTAATAAGGTTTTCTTTATCTTCGTCAAAACGGCCGCCAACCTTTCCTTTTGTAGCTGGATTACCGCCATACTGAACAAGCCCCCTACCAGGCCCTAATCCATCTCCAATTTTTTTTGAATCTTGCCGCTTGCTGGGGTCAAATGAGCCGCCAGTTTCTTTACTGATATTACCCATGATACCGGTTGCAGCAATGCGCGTAAGGCCGCCGTCAATGAGTCTGTTGTAAATGCGGTTAGCCCGAACCTCGGCCTCTTTTCTTTTAACACCCTGAGATGTTTGAGTTACACTCCTAACCATTACCCACCCCCAGGACGTGCGCGCATTGGACTTCTCATATGTGGAGCTCTAAGCATATCCATAGCTTCATCATGTTTGTTTACTAAGGATTTGTATTGAGCCCATGTTTGAGTTAAGCCATTAACAGAAAGGAAATTACCTCTAATCCACGCTGCGTCCGGCCGATATTCTGGCATGGTACGTGTCGAGCCAAAATAACTGTGTATATTACTGGGGATGCCGGTTACGTCATCTTTTACCTGAATAAGGTAAGGCCCAATAACCTCGCCACTAGTGGCAGAAACAGTTGTGTAGGGGCTGGAACGGGTTTGTATGGTGTATGGGTTAACTGTGCCATTACGCATTACCTGCTCAACTTGAATTGGCTTGCCTGCTTCATATTCATTTACGATATCTCGGTAAGGCTGTAGCTTATTAATCATAATTTGATTGGGTGCTAACTTAGTCCCTTGAGCCTCTTTAAAGGCAGTCTTAACACCCTTAAAACTCATCTCTTGGTTTATGATTGACTTAGCTTCTTTGTAATCATTTAGACTGACCCTAGGTTTTGTCTGCCAATACGAATCTAACGTACCGTTATCATAAGCTTGCTTGCCTACCTCAAATTGTTCGTCAAGTTTACTATGGATATCACTCTGAATTAATGGCGTTCCATTTTGAGGCACTCCAACTGCGGTATCTACCGGCAAATAACCAATCTCTGCTACGCCATTAATATGTGTTTCAGCGTAAGCTTTAGTGGCGTAATCGCGTGTCATTTTATCACTGGTGTCTTCATTGCCATTTGTTAACTGCATATAAGCATCAAAATGCTGGCTCATATCATTAGTAAACGCCGTTAAATCTTGGTAATTTCCACCCCCTAACCCACCTTTTTTTATCATGGTAGATTGCCTGGCTTGCGCTGTAGAGTTGTGCTTATTATTATACTGGTTTATTTTCGCCTTATTCATCTTGATGGTTTCTTCGTCTTTATTACTTACAAGGTCACGCGCTTTTGCCAGCGCTTCTTGTGGGTCTCCAGGGTACTGACCTTGCATGGCTAAAAATGTTTGTGCGGTTGCAATTGCAGTATCGGTTACTCCGGTTGTTTTAAACCCCGTTTCTGCTCGCAGTCGATTGTATTGCTCCATTGCGTTAGATGCCTGCCCTAAGTCTCCACCTAAAATCCCGTTATTAATTCCGTCAATATATTTAGGTACGGGGTGCGCCATAAAGGCAGCGGTTTCAAACTCAGCTTCATTAGTGCTTAAATCAGGGTTATTAGCTTGCTTGCCGGCTACAATTGAATCGTAAGCGGAGTTTATTTGCTCGGTAGTGGCACCATCATAAGCGCGAGCATTTCCAGAGTTAGACACTAGCGCACCAATCTTTTGACTGGCAGCGCTTTGCTTGTGGCCATGTATGGAATAATAGCTAGATAAATTATTAAATTGAGTCTCGGTTAATTCAGGGCGCATTGACTCTAACTTTTCAGGAGTCATAGTCCCTTCGCGTACCATGCTTTGTCCGCTAGATATAACAAGTTGCTCATTTCTTTTTGTGGCTGTCTCAATATGCGTAACCGCTTTCATTACATTATCTTGAACGGCCTCAGACTGCGTCCATGTAAGCCCTGGTATTTTTTTATCAGGCATTTCCGATAGGAATTTTTCAAGGGTGCCGTTAGCCTTGGCTGACAAAGCTTCGTTAATTTTTAAGCCACTTTCGTAATTCAGCGTATTTGCGATTTTTGCAGATTGAGCCTGGGTCGCTGTTATTTGATTAGACTCTAGTGAATTATCAATACTGTCGTCTATGTTCCTTTTTGCAATAGCTGCTGTCTCCATGCTTATAGGAGTTTGTTCGCGAATTGCATCTTGCATTTGATTTGATTGCTCAACTAAGTATGCAGCGTTTTTGCCTGCCGATACTTTTTTTTGACTTTCAATCATTTGGGTGTTTAGTTTATGTGTTTGAGATTGTAGTTGTTGTGCGTATTGATTTGTTAATGATGCCCGCACACTTTCCGGCGCATTTTTTAAAACGCCTTCTACGCCCTGCGCTGAAGATTGATTAAAAGAATTAATTAATCCAGGGGTTAATGTGCCTGCCTCAGATAGTTGCTCTAAATTGTTGTCGATTAACTTTTGAGACTGCAACCCTAAAATTGACGAGGATTCATTTTTATAAGCAGCGTCAAAGGCTTTTCCAGACTCACTGAAGGACGGGAGTAACTGCATGTTTGGGTTATTTTGTGCAGCGTAAGCACCATTTTTTTCAGCCATCGACACGCCGGTTTGGGTTATAACCGATGAAGCCGCCTCGCCTATTGCAGAGGGAGTTAAAGCCAAAGAAGCAAACTCTTTAGTAAAGCCAGGCACTTGCGATTCAGCTTGTGTTGCCGTGCTCTTATCAAGCGTCGGTATAGCCTGGTGAGCTGCGGGCAGCGTGCCTTGTGATGTTGGGTTTTTGCCTACTGAGTCAGCCATTATTTAGTCGCCCCTACATTTGCGCCCTTATTGCCATAGCCGAATTTAGATGCCAAAGCTGCATGTTTTTCAAATTGCCGTACGCCTGTAGATGCTGCCTCTATCATATCCTTACCTAAAGCCCGGCCAAGCTCTGTTTCAGACTTAAGAACAGACAAGCCAGAAGTAATATCCTGAGCTCTTAACTCAGCGTCATGTGCTAGCATCTTCATTCGTCGAGCTTCTTGGTCAGCTCCTTGTGTGGCTACGGACTTTTCAACATTACCAACTGCTGATTCTGTGCCTGAAGCGTTACCACGGGCAGCATTCATAACTGCTTGTGTACCGAGGTTTTGGCGAAGAGCGCGCATAGAGGCCAAAGAAGATTCTTGAAACTCATAGTTGTTAGCGGCCATATTCATTTCAATGCCAGTCTTTTCCATTGATCGACCTTGCTGGATTAACTTCTCTTTGCTTTGCTTGTCATAGATGCTAACTACCACACCGGCAGCTTGCATACTAAGAAGGAACATTGTGTAGGGGTCCATAATTAAGTCTCGATACGGTAAAAGATACCGATTAGTTTAATATCAAAAGGCTCATCATGCGTAATCGAGATTGAACCGGAATCGTTATTCCATCCTAACATAGGTGTTATTTCCATTACCCCTGACATGGGAGCGGGCGGAACCCCTGGAACCGTTTCTTCAAGCGTGTCAATTTGAATCGGCGTATCATTTATAAACCCTCCAATCGTTTCATTGAACATCGCATTTACTGCGCGTATATGACTTGGGAATGTTAATGACGAGCCCTTATATTGCAAAGCTCCTGGTACAGATATGCTTAGCGTCTCAATATGCGTTGTAATCGGGAACCCAATCGTGACTTCAGAGGCATCAACCGCTTGCCCATGCTCCGACAATACGACTTCACCGTCATTTCCCTCTTCATCGAAGCCAAAGCCATTGCCAACCGCTTTAACCATTTGCGCATTAAATCGCGATAAGCCCGTAAACGTGCTTTCATCCGCTCCAGAATAGGTGTAAGTGCAGTCGGTAAATACATCGAAACTTAACTCCTCAAGGTAGAACTTAGTGGCTAAAGGCCAAGGAGTTACTGTGCAACCTACCCCAGCGTCAGAAAAAGTTAAAGCACCGTCCTCTGCAACGGCGTCGGCATACTCAGTGTAGACTGTAATATTTAAAGTGTCAGTTGCTACACCCCAATAATACGAGCCCACTACCATCTGAGGCACTGAGGTTGGCAAAGAAGTTGTTGTCGTTATTTTAAAGGCTGTAATAACACTCAATTCAAATGTAGATGCGGTTGTAAGTGTTAAAGAGTCGGTTGTAAAGCCATCAACCAAATCACCTGTAACAGCTTCAGCAATCTCACGCTCTGTCATGAACCAGCAACGCCCACCAAATGATTCTGCCGCCCACCTGAAGTACGCATTTCCGTACGTTTGCGTTAAATCGGTTGGTGTGAACCCAGATACATTTTCCGAAATAAGCGTTTGGTAAATAACCATTTCGCCATCGTCGTTAATAATAAACATGTAGCGCGAGCCAGCGCGGTTAACATCCACGTAAGCCGCCTCATCGTGCGGGTCTCGAATCAAGTGCTCATTAGCCACTGAAGCAATATTAGATGTGTAAGCGTTGTTAAATCCATCCCAAACCATGGCATGAACATCATTACCTGCAATGACTATAATTTGGTTATCAAGCGCTCGCGGCTGAACGACGGTTGCAGCAGTTGAGTCCTGGAGAGTCATGGAGAAAGTGTTTGGCGTAACGGCCTGCTCAAACGTTAAGGGCGTTGAGTAAATCCCCGTGTTTGTATGAATTGTTAGGCTACGATAGGGAACGATAAATCTAATAACGTTAACGTTATCTGAAGATGGGTACCAGAATATAGCACTGTCATCGACAAAGGGCTCAAGGCCATCAAAACTGTTGTAATCATTAGTCACCGACAAAAACAAACCGTTTGGAAGCTTTCTTGTATTAGCAAAGATAGCCCTGTTTTGAAAGGATGAACACTTTGAAGGCCAGCCACGCTCATCACTCCATGCGGGCTCACCAAGATATGCTTGAACCCCAGGTATTGCGTCTAAACTGCTAAAGTCAGATACAATATCAACAACAATAGCTTGCGCGCTTGTGCGGGACTTAATTCGGCATATTCCACCATTTCCTGAAAACTCACCGCCCACGTCACTCTCTAAAAATATATCAATATCTGAATTAATTGTTTTATTAAAGCCTGCTTTAGCGGTCGGAGTAAAAGCAGCGGTGTCATAGCTAACTGGGGAGTTTGAAATTTCTCTATCATCAAAATCAAATACTGGGAATTTAGAAAATTCTACTGAAGCTAAAGTCCAGTTATTTTGAGTTATTAAGTTATTCGTGCCCGTGCCTGCGTCAGTAATAGTAAAGGCATTTACTTGCGCCTTAGCGTCTGCCGACGTTGCGTATATCTGAGCGGTACTTGTTGATGTAGTTCGTACAAAATAGTTTTGGTTTACTAATATCTGAGGTGTGGTGGCTGGCAGTATATCGTTAGTAGTGAATTGTCCTGGAAGAACCAACCCATCCACTACTGCGTCCGTTAGGACTATCTCGTTTGAAGCAACACTGGCAATAACATTAGGGTCGTTTGCGTCTCTTGATAAATCTTTAGGGCCTGCGTCAGGCAAAGCAAAAGCACCTGAAGCCATTCTAAAGTTTGACTCAATAATGGTGCTGTCAATCAATGGAATCATAGGCGCGGTAATGCCAGTGCTCGTCTCTGTGTGAATTAAAATGCCTTCCAGGTATATCAAGATACTTTCAGGTATAACAATAATTATGTAAACGCATTCAGCGTTATAAGTGAAAGCCTCAAACATGGCGTCTTTATAGCTTGTGATGCCAGATATTTCTGCGTCAAAGAGCGTGCCAAACCGCTTACCAATCCCACCCTGCGGATAAGTGATGCAGTTCCTAGCCGTTTTTAAGCCGTTATAATACGCATCAACCGTAATTCGGCTGTACATCAAAGGTGATAACTCGCCCTTGGAGAAAATATCTTGCGACCAAATAACCTCAGCCATTAAAATTCCTTAAACAGTAAACCCATAACCTTGGTAGTCACTAAGGTTTCTTTGGTTAAGCACAGGTATATCAACCTGGTGAAAGTTGGGTCGATTTTGAGAGTCAATTGCCATAGCTAGGCCTTGCATCTGAACTCTTTGCGTATTTAGCAATGGATAGTATTCAGCTTTTTGAGCATTTGATAGCGCTAAAGCTGTTGATATCTCATACGTAAAGTAATCAGCAAAATAAGATGGGAATAAAGAAACGTCAGGGAGAAAGATATACTCCATATATAACGCGCCTTCAAATTGCGTGTAGAGTTTTAAATCTGCGTATATATCCCATACGTAAATATTAGGCATAACCCGAATGGTTTTTAGATACCCAGCAGGAAGTGCATAAGCGGTTTTCCATTGGGGCGGTGGAGTTTCAGCAAGCTGCGATAGCTGTTGAATTTGTGTTGCAAATCGCCAATTCGACCTACTCAAGCACGACGTAATTTTCATATCGTATATTTGGTCGGCTGCTACAACTAAAGCGTCACCACCAGATAAAGAGCTGATTGGCTTATGGCCTAACTGCATTAGCGCTTGAGAAATAATTTGGACTTTTGTAAGGCTCATCGTAATACCCCCTTAGGAGTAGTGTATAGGGTATTTGTAATTTAACCAATGATTAAGTAAGCGCCCCGAAAGGCGCAAACATTTAAGCTTAGCTTGTAACTTAGAACGTTGCTGTAGAAATGGTTTTAGGGTTTGCTGTGGTGCTTATAGCTGCCACTCTTAAAACCCGGTTAGCATCACTACATACACACATAATAATGTCATCTACTTTCAGGTCATAAATAACTGACTCTGGGTTAAAGTAGTTAGCGCCTGCTACTGCTGCAACTGCATCGTCTGCTGAAGCATAAGTAAACTGAGCTGGACCGTTAGTGACTGAATCATCACTTAAGGTTAAAGCGCCAGCGTTAAACGCAAGCGTGGTACGGGAAAGTCTGTCGATATTAAAAGCCATGTTAATTCTCCTGTATGTAGGTATGGATTATGCTGAAGTATCGCAATCAATAGCCATTACACCTTTATTATCAATTACGGTAGCGCCTGCACTAAAGATACCGTTAATTAACCATGAAGTGTTTTGAGCAATATAATTGATTTCAGTTCTAAAGTTTTTACCAATACCCATACCTGTAGACATTTTATGCCAAGCAAGTACTGTGTTGATATCGCCATCTACCGGTAATCCGCCTTCAGTCATCGTTGGTACACGTACAATATTGAAGTTCAAGAAGTCAGATGCTTCACCTTTTTGAACTGCAAAGTTTGTTGTGTAACGAGAAGAGATGAATTGATCGTCATTCATCAAGCTACGGAAATTAGAACCAGACATAGCAACATATCTTTCTTCAAGCGGTACGGCGTTATCATCAAAGAACTCAAGAATCTGAGTAAATTTAGCGTAGTTGAAGTTAGTTCCGCCATTTACGATTGTTTCGCCTGGGTCAGCAGCCAATGCGTCAATACAAATTTGGTCAGAGCGTCGGCCTAAGGCTTTAGCAACTACCATTGCATTTTCCATTTTGGTGTCAAAGTTTACTGTAATTTCTTGAACTTCATCCACTGCGGTAGGGGCTGTGTATTTCTGCATGGTAGCAGATACTTTGCTGTAACCAGGGTCTTGAATCGTAACAGCCGCAAGGTAAGCAGTTGGAACCGCAATAACTTGGTCAACTTTACGGAATTCAACGGTTGCGCCAACAATATCGTGCTTGGTACGGATGGTGTCACGGAATAAATGACCGTTTGCTTGGTACTCAACTTTAACAAGACTGTCAAAGTCAATTTGTTCGACGTTGCTCAATGATTGAGACATGGTATACCCCTGTTAGTTACGTATTGAAACCGTATTCTCTAACAGGGCTTATTGGCCTAGAGTATCCCGTCAGGGGTCTAGCAAAATAAGGTGTCCTTTTAGTCAATCTTCTTTGAGATTGATAGAACTCATACCTAATTGTTCACTAGACCGCTGGTTATGTCAACTCTCTACTGCTTTAGATATCTTATCTTTAATTTCCGCGCGGTAATTTTCATCTGTTTTATAGCGGTCATAGTTTTGCTTCATTTCATTTTGAATTTCTTTGACTGTCATGCGAGCTTCAGAAACTTCATTACCCGTAGGTATTGTTGTCATGCCTTCAACCATTTTAGACCTCATCTCTTCAATTGCTTTAACATCACCGGCGGTTCTTAGGTTGGCGATTAGTGATGTGTACGTATCCTCACTAAAATTAGCCTTTGCCCAATTTTCAACAGTGTTAAGTCTGGATTCTGCGTCATCACCCAGTGCGGTTTTTTCAGCAGCGTAGTCTGTGTTGAACTCATCTAAATAAGTGCCCACTGACTCAAGCATGTTATCCATAACTGATTGAGGTACGTGATTTGATTTTGCAAACTCAGCCATTTTCTGGAAGGGCTCGTACTCTTCATCTACCCAACCTTTACCTTTACTCCAGTCGTACTTGTCTGGGGCACTACCGAGGCGCTTCTCAAGCTCTTTGAATGCTTTAGCTGTGTCCTCAGCGCTTTTATATTTCTCAGGGAGCCAATCTGGGCGGTCGCCGGTTCCTGGGGTTGCTTTATCCCACCACCAAGACGGCTCTGAAGCTGATTGTTGCTCTGGATTATCATCAATAACCTCTTCAACTGGCGCTTCATTAGAAATTAAACTCATTTATCACCCCGTAATTTAGCCTTTTCTTCAGCTTCACGTCGCAATGGATAGCTTTTAACTGCGTGAATTAATTGGCGGTAACCTTCCCGATAGCCTTCGTAGTATATGCAAGCATCTTTATAGCCCGGCCCCATCTCATGAG